GTTTTATTTGATGCACAGGGTGGCTCCCGAAAAGTACACACATGGCTCATTTTGATGATAATATTCAATTAGCGTATCCCCTGCAATATGCACAAGTTTACTTTTTAATGAAATTGTTTCGGGTGATACATTAATTAAAGATATTAAATCAGCACTCGTTGCCCTTAATTGTATATCATTTGTATTTTGCACTATAGTTGTATTAGCAGTTTGTAAATCTGTAACAACACTTGCAATACTATTATTGGTAATTGTCAAATCTGCTAAATTTGCTTTAGTTGCAACTGTAGCACTTATACTATCTGTTTCTTGTTTTATTTCAGCAATAGCAGAATCCAAAGTGGCAATATCTATTGTATTTTGTGCTTTTATCAATGCTGTTTTTATATCAGCATCCATTTTATCCAAACTAATACTTTCAGCAGATAACAATGCAGGATTAATTGTTGATTGAATTACTTTTTGTATTTTTGTAGTTTTTTCACCTTCTCCAAAAATATCTACATATGAAATTTGAATATCAAAAATTCCACCTGTAGTTTTAAAAGTATAACTATTATTAGGACTAAAATAAACTTTATCCCCTGTTCCATCATTTATATGCACATTTATACCTACACAAAATGCAGGTAAGGAATCACACGTAATTATTACACCTTGAAATATATCTGCAATAGTAACGTTTGTAGGTGTTACAGGTGCAACCTTGTTATATTCTAAAATACAAGGACTTGAATAAAAATTATTTCTGTTATGTGCATATAAAAAAACCTTCCCAAATCGAGAAGGTGGTGTAAAGTAATTTTTATTATTTTGACTTTTTAGATATAATCCAATTTCATTACCTGCATTTTCGTCACTTCTTAATTCCCAAAAATCAACGTTTTCTTCTTGCACATTCCAATGCCATTCACATTTGTCTGTAATATTTACAAATAATCCACTTGGCGTTGATGGTGTTAATGTTTTACCTATAACTTTGTGTTCTATAACAGTTGCAGTATCAAAATCTTCTTTAATTCCATAACTATTAATAGCTACAATTTTTAATTTATAAGTAACTCCTTTTGTTAAATTCGAAACATAAACTCTATCTGCACCCTTATTTATTAATTTCCATATACTTGTATTAGTAGCAACAGCATTAAATTCTAAATTATTTAAAGAACTACCAAGCATAGAGATACTATTGTTTTCATCATAAATATAAACTTCTGCTTCTTTATAATTATATTCTTTTCCAACCCAAGATAATTCTAAAATATTTATTGTTCTTCCATAATCTGCTTCTTTAAAATATTCTTCTATACTTACATTTGCAACACTTACAACACTTGCAGGATTTGGTAATGAAGTTGTATAAACAGTTGGTGCAATACTACCTAATGTATCAGCATAAAGATTTTCATTATATTCATTCATTGTTAAAATAATAGTGTCATCTTGACTATTACTAATTGCCATTATTCTGCACTTAATGCCTTGAATTTGGCGTATAGGGTCATTGATTTCTACTACATCACCAATTGTTCTATTTATTGCACGTTTATTAGTTTTGTAGATGTATGTTGTTCTACAGGTTTGTGTTTGTTTTAAATAAAACAATGCTAATCTACTTGCTTGATTAAAATTAGTAACACCATACATTTCTACAATTTTTGAAATTGGACTTCTATTTTGAAAAGTTCCCCAAGTAGCAACAGCACCAACTTTTGCCCATTTATAAGCAGGGTCTAAATATGTTATTTGTACTTTTTCTAAAACATTATTAATATCTGCCCATTCAAGTTGTAAATCTTCATCTTTTTGAATGTCGAAAATTTGACTTACAATTGCAGGTTTATCTATTAAAATACCATGTTTACCATTGTTATAAGTCTTATACCCTTGGCAAACTATTAACATTTCATCTAGCCAATCCTGCTTACTTTTCTTTTCGTCGATTGCAAGATTTAATGTAAATCTTTTTTGTGTTGTACCATCTGCAAGAGCAATAAGTTCATCACAATATACAGCACTATCAATAAAACTTTGAATATCAATATCTTCAATTCGTGTTGCACAACCATTGTAGTGAATCATAAAATCTAAAATGCACCATGCAGGGTTATCGCTCCATGCGACTGTATAAGTTGAAGGATTTGTATATATTCTAACTAATCTACCTTTTACAACAGTTGTAACATTATAATTTCCATTTAATCTATCGTTAGCTGTTGCCGTAACAGCTAAATAAGCATCATATTTTAAACCACCTACAAGTTTTGCCTTATCGGTTTGTGTAGTACCTGTTACCCTCTTATCAATTTGCTGTACTCCATCACCAACATAAGTAGAATAATTAACATTACCTAAAGTGGTTATATCAATATCATTTAATCTAATATCTTCAAATCCACTAATCTTACCAAATCCAAAACCAATTAGCCGACTTTGTGTAGTACCTTCTGCACTTGCCCAAATATCATTTCCTGCCATTTTTACTTTTCCATAAACAAGTGGCATAACTAATGTATTATTAGCTTGTGTTTGCAATGCTCCAAAACTATAAGTTGGACTTTGTGACTGTGAACTTTTTTGTTTTGCTCCAAATAGTTTATTTGTAATTGCATTTAATGCATAAGAAGTTAGTAATTTTCCTATAAACGTTCCCAAAAACGGCACTAAAAAACCCACGTGAACACCCCCTTTATATGCTTTTCCATAAATGAAATATCACAAATTTCTGCTGTTCCATTGCCTATATTTAAACAATGGAATATTTTTTGATTGCCTAAGTAAATTGCTAGATGTAATGTTTTATAAATAGGCAATTGAATTGCAATCACATCACCTATTTGAATTTCATTTAAATTAACTTCATTCATACCTTCTGTTAGTAAACTAAAAACAAAATTGAAATGATTTTTAGCATTTATGTTTCTTTCTTTAAAATTAAATTTTGGTAAATCGGGAAACATTAAATAAAGAGGTAATGCACAACCTACTGCATTACCTCTTTCATCTTCCATTTCAAATTTAGTTCCAACATATTTTTTTAATTCTTCTACTTTATCTTCAATATTTATCATTTAATCACCATCTGTTCAGGAATTGAAGGATGCCCACCAAATCTTTCTATATTTCCTCTTTCTTCACAATTTTTTAATGTTCCATCACATTTAAAAAAACTAACGTTTGCACATTGGCAAAATTCATCTTTGAAAACATAAGGACAATGAACGTCATAAGTAAAATATGGCGTTTGTTGGTCAAAATTAATTCCTTCACGTTCTACAACAAATTGAAATTCGCCACTGTTCATTTTTAATTTATTAATTACACCTGTAAATAAATTTATTGAACCTTCTTCTAGGTTTTCAATAAATAATTCTTCAATCAAGCACCTTTTACCATTTAAATTACTTCCATTGTTTGCAACATACCCTGCCCAACTTAAATCTGAATTTCCAAAATTAATATCAACTTGTTCTTTGCTACCATCAGAATTTATTGTAATTTCTCCACGTTTTATTGAAGCAGGAATATATAAATTACCTTCAAAATTTAATTCTTCATCCCCAACAACAAACCTAAAAATATTATTATCCTTATCTTCTGTATATATAATAACTAATGTTCTTGTTGCTATTTCATTCTTTTTTGCTAAATTTTCTAAAACAGGACTTATATTTTTAGACATATCTTTCACCTACAATATAAAAAACCGCTTTTTCTCAAAGCGGTTTTTATCTTTATTTCAATTTTTAATTATTTCACCTGCACAAGTTTCAGGCTAAATGTTGCATAACCATTTTTATTTGTAACTTGCATATTAAAATCTAAAATATCTGTATCAAATCTAACTTTATACTGTTGCCCATCTCCACCCTTATCTATTTCCCAAGTAAAATAAAAAGCTTTACCTTTACCTTTTTGGGCAACAAAAAAAGCCTTTAAATTATTAAAAGCTTCAGGTGTTTTTTCAAATTGCAATGTCCAACTACTTAGCGGATTTGTCCACAAACTATTTCTTTGTTCATTTGCTGTATATTCATTTGTTAATTGCGTTTTAAATTGAATACTTGATTGATAAGCTGAATTATATTTAATATTAAATATATCCATTTTCCCACCTCTTTAAATAAAAAAAGCGTATATATTAAATACGCTTACACTTTATAAATTATGTTTTATGTCTTTTTACTTTATATTTTTTATTACATTACGAAAACCTGATTTATTTTGCATACTATTTACTATATGATTTTCTATCATTGGTAATTGTTGCTTAAACATTTCTTGACCTGTTGCAGGGTCAAAGGATTGGAAATTAGGTGAAATAGTTACATAAACATTTGTATCTCCCGTACTTGCAACTGTATTATTATTGTTTGCATAAGGTGTAATATTACCATTTGCAATATCTCGTATAACATTTGCATAAGGTGCTGATAATACCATTTCCTTTTTATGCAAAACGGCTTTTGCACCATCGTGCGGTACTTCATCCCAACCACCAGCAGCACTAAATAATGAACCACCTGCACTTGCAAGTGCATTATCATTATCACTTGAACCTGTACCAAATCCAAAAACCATTTTAAATATATTACTTTCTGCCTCTATCCTAAATGTTTGGGCAATTATAAAATTTACAAAATCTCGCCATTGGTCTTTTAATATATCTTGTTCTGTTTTAGTGCCTAAAATCAAATCACTAAACATATCATTCCAACTATCAACATTTTTTTGCTTTAACTCTGCAAGATTTTCCGCTAATGCATTTTCATTAGCAAGATTTTTAGCATTAAATTCTTGTTGCAATGCTTCTTTAGTTTGTAATGTTCTTCTATATTCATCTGTATCTTTCTTGTTATTCTTTTCCATTAATTTCAAATGTTCATTAACAGCATTTAATTCTAAATTATTTTCTTTTTCTAACATTGCTTTCTTATTGTTAAATTCTCTTGTTAATGTTGCATTAGTTGAACCTGTTTTATTTTTAATATTGCTTAATGCTGTTTGATGTCTTAATTGTTCTGCTTCAATATTTAAATTATCTTTTGCTATTTCTTTTAAATTATCAATGTGTTCATTATCTATTGCATATTGTTTTTCTGCGTGTTCATTTTGTAAATCATAAATTTCTTTTTCAATTTTCAACTGTTCATTGCTACAACTAACAGCCAAATCCCTTGTCTTTTGCAAATTAGATAATTTCTTTTGATAATATTCTTCTTCATTAATTTTTTTTGCTGAATAATCTCTATCTGCTTCAGCTTGATTTAATTCTATTTTATCTTTTTCAACCTGCAACAACTTACCTTTTAAATCATAAACAGCAAGTTCCTTATCGTTAACTTCATCTTGATTAACAGCAATTTTATTAAGTCCTTCAATTTCATCTTTAATTAAATTGGCTTGTTGCTCTTTACTTATAGTTCCGTTTTGTACCTGTTTATCCCATAAAGTTTCCAACTTACTAAATGTTTCAACATATTGCTGTAGTTGTGTTTGTGCCGTTCCTGCACTACCACCATCTGCTCCACCTACTCCACCTATATCGCCACCACTTGGAATATCAGGAATTTGCATTTCAGGTGTTGTATATTTTTCAGGATTTGCCTTGTATTTTAAATGTTCCTCTAATTCAGCAGGTGATAAATCAACTTTACTTTCAACAACTTCTTCATGTTGTCTACCTGTTTTCCAATCGTCCATAAACATTTCTTTTGTTTGTATCTTTTTTTGATATGAAATTGAACCATCTTCATTTTGCGTTTCATATACTTCTGCTTTTGGGTCATAAGAATTCACTTTATTTTTTTGGTCTAAAAAATTTGCTAACGCCATTGTAGCACCTGCAATTGCAACTGCTAATGCTACCCAAGGATTAACGGCAAAACCAACTGCTAACCCTACCGCTCTTAAAGCAAGTACGGCTGTCCCACTATAAGCGATAAAACTAATCATAGTGTTAATATTATCTTTTTGTGCCTTATTTAACGCAACATACCACCCAATAACATTCTGCAATGAACCTACTAATTGTTGTAGTTTAGGCAACATTTCATTACCAATTGCTATACCATTTGCAGTTAATGAACCTTTAACAGCTTTTAAACTTCTATCAAAATTAACCCAAGCCTTTGCCGTTTTAGTATCTATAATAGTACCCATTGTTTCAGCTTTATCAATAACTTTTTGCATTTCTTCTGATGACATATTAAGAACTTCATGCATCTTAGTACCTGATTTACCAAACAGTTCCATTTCTAAATTGGTTTTCTCTATACCGTCTTTCATTGCACCAATTTTATTTTTAACTTCCATAAATAGTTCATAACTAGTTTTAAAAGTGCCATTGTTGTTTCTTGCTGTAATACCTAACTTACTTAAATTATCATTAGATTTTTCGCCACTTGCTGTTGCCTTTTGCATTGCTTCATCAGCACTATATATATTTTTTGCAAACTTAGCAAACATACCACTTGCTTCATCAGCATTAACACCGCTCTTTTTCATTATTGTTAATAGTTTTGATGCTTCTGTTCCTGCAAGTCCTGTTGTATTTGAAAAAGTATTTACAGCTTTACCCCATTCCATAGCACTTTTCATACTTGCCATTGCAAACGTGGCAAGTCCTGCCGTTAATGTCATTAAGCCATTTTCCAATTTATTTAAAACTTGTGTTGATTTAGATGTTGAAGAAGTTGTTGTATTTTCCATTTCACTTAATTTATTTTTATAATCCGTTACATCACCCTTAATTTTGACTATCAATGAACCAACTTCTGTATCTGCCATATATTTACCACCCCCTGTTTTTGAACATAAAAAAAACTACCATTGTTTAATGGTAGTTAATATACATTATTAAAAAATAACTGCATCTAGGAATTTACTTGCATTTACACCAAGTATCTTTGTATAAATTAAAGTCTTTGTTATATCTGCATGTCCCAATAAATCTTGAACAATTGTGATTGGTGTGTTTTGACTAATTAAATTAATTGCATATGAATGACGGAACGTATGTGGATGACATCTTTCATCATTATACCCTGCTTCATTACAAGCTTTTTCAATCCAATTGTAAGCTGTTTTTCTCGTTACCTTAAATAATAAATCACTTCTCGTTAATTGATTGGTATTTATATATATTGCAATTTCACCAAGTAAGTCGTTCTGCAATGGTATAGTTCTATAATGATTGTTACGTTTCAATGTCTTTATTATTAATATGTGATTTGAAAAATCAATATCAGATACTTTAATTGATAATGCTTCTGATATTCTTAATCCTGTTCGCCACAATAAGAATGTTAAAAAATATGATTTATAATCTTCACTTTTTAATTTATCCGATAAAATCATTTTTACTTCATCCCTTGTAAAATACTTAGGTAACTTACTATTCATTGCAATTGCTAAATGTTTGGTGTTTGTCTTGGTTGGCAACATTATAAAACATCCCCTTTAATTACACAATTCGCTTCCTTATGTGTAATTATACAACCTTATATGTTACTTTACCAGACTACAAAGTCAGATATTACGATTATTATAAATAAAATATTACCCAAAATGATATGTTTTGGGTAATATTTAAAAATCTGTTATATCATCATATTCTGTTTTAATTCCATTCATTTCAGCATTACAAATAAATAAACTATATAATTCTCTTGTTGTTAAATTCATAAAAAATTCTTTTGATTGATGACATTTCAAAATTATAAAAGAATAATAATATGCATAATCTATTTCACTACTTTTTTTTTGCTCGTTGATTGACTTTCAATAACTTCTAATTTATTTACCTGTTCAGGAATAGGTAATGTATCAACATAAGACATACAAGCATTTACAACCATTGAACCAATTTCCAACATTGACATTTCAAAGAATGTTTCTTTAGAAATTAATGATTTACCTTTACCTGCACCAACTAAACCACTATAAATAAAATCAATTAAATCAGCACTTTTAATACTTTTATCTTCTTTACTTTCAAAAACCAAACTTAATATTTTAGGTATCTTATCATTAACAGGATGCTTTTCCAATTCACACATTGCATACATATTATATTTTAATTCATATTCTACACCATCAACTTTAATATATTTAGTTTCAGGCAATAATTCACTAATCTTCATTTGTTCTATCACTCCATTTAAATTAATTTGTTAACTAAAAAAATAATCCTTGACATTTTTAAGAGAGAAGCACACTAAACAGCTATAAAATGCTACTTTTTATATTAAAACGCTACTTTTTAGATTTAATTAGCTATAAAATATACTTCCATTATTACTTTTGTTCCTATTTGTTTACTACTTCTTTACTATATATTTTAAATGATACTTTTACATCATTCTTCTATTCATCTTAATATTATTGATTATATCTATCCTATTATCTTATTTCTTTGTGTTATATAAGCTTTGAGAAAATTATTAGTTAAAAAAATAAAGGATAAGTTAAACATTATTTGTTAACTTACCCTTTTATCATTTACTTCACTTTTATATCATTTGTATACTTTTTTTACTTTAATAAACTGTTATAGGTGCATTTGAAAAAACTGTTTTCATTACAGCATTAGCACCATCTGCCAGCGTTCCTTTTATTGCAATTCCTTTACCGCTAAAAGAACACTTTGCAAAATCTTCACCTGTTAATGAATATTCCATTGTACCCATAATTTTATGAATTACAATTACAGCATCTTCATAACTTCCTGCTTTTTTAGGTCTTGCTATAAGCTTAAAATATTGCCCTGTGGTTTCAGTTGTTTCAGTTACGGATACTACTAATGTTTCACCTGTTCCTGTTGTTTTTAGTTCTGCACCTAAAATTGCACTTATAACATCTAAACTTACTTCTGCATTTTCCCATGACACACTTACACTATCAAATAGATTTTGTGTATCTAAAATCTTTTCATCACCTTTATTATCTTTAGTTGTAATATTCTTTTTAAGTGTTAAAGATTTAATACCAGGAACATCAATTTCAGTTCCATAAGTTGGTGCTGAACCTTCTACATCCGTTAATAATACTTGTATTTTAGCATCTTTTACACCAAATAAACCTGCTTTATTATCTGCCATTTTTTTATTTCCCCCTATAAATTATAAAAACACTAAGATAAAATTTTATATCTTAGTGCCTTATGATATATTTTTGTATCTTCTTCAAACAAATCTGTATTGTTATTCATACTTATTACATAATTCATTTCATTCAAAATAGCATTAATTACTAATGCAATATTTTCTGTTTCTATCATTGTTTTTGCAAAAATATCAAAACTATAAATTTCCTTAAATTCACACATTTTACCATCTGCAATACTACTAGTTCCCGTTACTTGCCAAAAGTTAATGGCAGGTAGTTTTGATTGAATAATAGGAGCAAAACCTATATTTATTTGTTTACTTTCTATACCTAAATCTATTAATGTTTGATTAGTTTTTAAAGCATTAAATATATCCATCTTTACATTCTTCATATAATCACCATTATTTTTGCTATTTTACTTTTACTACTTGATTTGCTCTTTCTATTACAGCTTTCATTGTTTCTATTATGTTGCTTTGGTTTGCTTCTATTGCCGTTGTCAAAAATGGTCTTGCTTGCATTTTAGATGTACCAAATTCAACATATTTTGCATATTCCATACCTGCTTTTACTTGTCCTAATATTTCACCATTTTCTGTAATTACAGGCAATGGTTGTATTGATGCTTCAAGATTGCCCGTTTGATTATTGAATGAATGGTTTAATTGTGCTTCTTCTGCAATTTCTTTTGTTAAAACAGCCATACCGCTTGCCATTGCAACAGGTAATGTTTCTTTAATGTTTTTAAAGTTTTGCAATAAATTATTCATACCTTCTATCTGCATAATTAACACCTACACAATTCAAGCACCGCTTTTCTGTAAGTAGTCCATTTTTCAACATATTGCACAATAAAAAAAACACCATCAGGTGTTATTAGTTTTTGATTACTTTTAATTGCATCAGTTGTAAATAATAAATGTGTAGATGTTTCTGCAATACCTGCAATACCTCTTTTTACACTAACAGTTAAAGGTTGTATTTCAGCTTTTATCATTCTAACATTTACCCATTCATTAATTATTTCACCTATTTCATTTTGTGTTTGTGTTGCTTCTTGTACTTGAATATCTATAGTTTCAGTAAATCTTAATTTACGCACGATAAACACCAACTGTTCCGCTTGATGCAAACATATTTCTAAGTTTAATTAAATCTACATTTGTAACAGAAATACTACCCCTTGAAAAAGCTTGAGCTTCGGTAGATAGGCAAGAGGTTAATGCACTATAAATACTTTTTCTAATGTTGTATTCTGTATCTACTTTATATTTATTCAGAAAATAAATTAATTCTGTATCTGTAAAAACTTCTGCTAATAACTTACATTCAGTCTTAATGTTAATTAATGCTGTCGCTTCATCCATATTAATCACCTGTTACTGTTTTCTTTACTTTACCTGCTACTTTTTTTACTTCTTCTACTATTTCTTTTTCTGCTTGTTCTACTTTTTCTTCTACTTCTTCAAATTCATATTCTAAATCTTGTAAAATTTTTATAATATAATCTTCACTTGTTTCAAATATACCATCTACAAATTTTAAAAGATTTTTACTATTTTCTTTATCCCATACAAGACCATTGCCGAAAAATTTCATTTGTTTACCTCCAATTTATATAAAAAAGGAAGGGTTTTTAATCCTTCCTATTATTTTTATACAGTTGCTAAACCTGTGATAGTACCATGCATAAAGGCGGGACCGTGGTCTAAACCAATTTTGCCATAAATTTGACCTTCTTCACTTGCACCTGTTTTAGACAATTCTTCATAAAAGAAGTTACCCTTTGCAGGAACAGGTTGAAATACAGGAGCAATTACAGACATTTCAGCAAGTAATACAGTATTGGCAGGAACAAATCTATCTAAACAAATACCAATGTTACCAAAATCTGTTTCTAGTTGCTTAATGTTCAACCCACCCACATTTCTATCCGTTGGAGCATAACCATAAATTTCACTATTTTTTTGTTTTTGAAAACCATTGACGAACATTACCATGTTGCTAAAAGTAGCACCATTATTGTACATTTCTAAAAGTAAAGATTGTATCATTGCTTTTGTTAATGTAGCACCTGCACCTGCAATTGTATTAGTAGTTGAACATAAATCAATTAAACCACGTGTTTTGTTAGCAACATTTGATGCTGTTGCTTTTTGATATACACCATTAATTAATGTATAATTTACATCTCTTGCAATTTTTTGAAGTGCTGATGCAATTTGAAAATCTTTTTCACTTGGTGCATTGTTTGTTGCACCATTACCTGTAACACCACTTAAACGACCACCATTAGAAAGTTTTTCGTAAGATACGCTTACTTTTTCGTGGAAAATTTGTGTAACATTAGTTGCTTGACTTCTTACATAAGAAGTAGCTGTAGGTGCTGTTAAAGAACCATCTTCAGAAATTGCAGGTTGTGATGCTGTTGGAAATGAATATAAACTTGATGTTGCAAATTCAAAATTATCTGCCTGTAAACCTCCATTAGTTAAACCACCAATCATACTTAAAAAAGGTGTTTGTGTAGCATCTGCGGTGAATAGTTCCCCACTGTAATTTGGTAAGTTAAAAACTGTACCTGTTGCGTTAATATTAGCCATTATTTAATTACCCCCGTTATTTACTTAATTCATTAATTTTATTTTTGATTGCTATTTGCTGTAAAAAATTTCCGCTTTTTATAGCCTCTTGATGTTGATGTTTTAAAACATCTAATTCTGTTGCCTTACTTTTAAAAGAAGGACTTGCAGGAAGATTAGCAATTTGTTGTTGAACTTGCCCTTTTAAATAAGGTTTACTTGCAATTAATGTTTCTAAAGATTTTTTCATTTCTTCTACATTTACATTACCATCTTCATCTTGTAGTTCAGTTTTATCAATAAGCATATAAGCAACTTCTGAATCTACAATGCCTAATTCATTAGCAACAATTTTAAAGTCTGCTTTCAATAATCTTTCATTTGCGGTTTTCATTTTTTCACTTGCTTTATTAATTACTTCATCTTTTTCTGCAATAAGTTTTTCAACTTCTGACATATTTTGTTTTTTAACTTTTTCTTCAAATTCTGTTTCTATTTGTTTTCTGATAGATTTTTCTTGTCTTGCAAGACGTTTACTGATTTGTTCTTCTAATTCAGCTTGAGAAAAAGTTTTATTATCAACTACTGTACTGTTACTAGTATTTGTATCAATAGGTGATTGCTCTGTTTGTATTTCTGTTTGTTCATTTACTTCCATTTTTTAACCCTCCGTTTAAAGTCCGTATGACTGAATATATCCATATAGCTTTTAATGTCATTCAATACGTTTTGGACAATTTGAAAAATCTCCATAAAAAAAGCACCTTATCAGGTGTTATTCATTAAAATTTATTTTATTATCTTTTAACAATTGATAAAGAATGTTAGAAAACGGATTTACAAATTCTTCATTGTTCCAATCTTCATTACCCATTTCATACAGCAAACCGTGAACTATTTCATGTACTAACACTTGTTCTTTACGTTGCTTTTTTAGTTTACTATCAATAGATATTGTTTGTGTTACTAAATTAATTTCACCCATTATTTTTGCACCATCTAAATATTCATCACAATCATTTCTAATTGAATAATCAATTCCACCAATTTTAACTGAATCCATTTTACACCTTCTATTTTTTTAACTCTTTTTGTATATAAGTATAGGCAATTGAACTTGCATCAGAAATATCTAATTCTTTCTTATCAGCAAATTCACCAAAAATATTAAACATTGATTTTTGTACTTCAATTTTTAACTCTTGTGCCGTTTTCTTTTTACCATCAATATCTTTTGTTTTAATACCACTTAAAGCTGTTGTTTTTGCTGTCATTACACTGTAATAGTGATAAGGTATTTTATTTTGTTCTAATAATAAGTTAATTGCACCATGTAATTTTGCCAATTCTTTTAATGTTTTTGCATTTAACCCAAAAAATATATCTTCAATTGCAACTACATCAATTTTATATTCCTTGATTAGAATTGAGACAATTGCATATTGTTCTAATATTGTTTTATTTTTAATAGTTCCACATTTTAAAACTTCAAATTTTTCATTCGTA